TTGCTTTGCACGTGACATGTCAGCAACAGACTTACCATCCATCGCATCAGTAACTTCTTTCTTAGATGCAAGGTTACCAATCGAGTCAATAAGAATTACGACTTTATCTTTCTTATCGATACCGTCAAGTTGCTTCATAATATCAAACTTCAACTCTTCGACATCAGTGATAGGCGTATGTACAACACGTGCCATATCAATACCGAAACTTTCGAAGTAAGACTGTGGTGTACCAAACTCACTATCATAGAACAAGATAACTGAGTCATCATACTTCTTCTGATATGCGGCAGCCATCATTAGCGCAAACGCAGACTTAAAGTGTTTTGATGGACCAGCAAGCATTAGCAAGCCAGGTGTTAGACCACCATCGACACGACCAGACAATGCTACGTTCACCATTGGTACTGGTGTTGTAGCCATATCTTTCTTACCAAAGACTTTCGAATCCATGATAGGAGCCGTCAGCTTGCTGGTAGAGTTCTTCATAAGTTTTTCAATTAACGACATTCATTTCTCCATTACATAGTTAATAGTTGGTATAATATCACTTTCCACGGTAAATGTCAAGTAATTTCGACTCAAATAATTCAATTTTTGCTGTGCGATCAGGCCATAAGATATACTCTTTCTCAGGGTTCGCTTTCAAGTTGTTTAACAGAGGCATGATAGCATTGTATAGCTTATCAAGTTGCTCTTGTGTTGTCTCCGCTGTCGAAGAGACTTGTGTGATTGTCGATTTGGCTTCTTGTACTGCGCTCAGTTCATCTTCGTCTACAGCCGTAAAACCAAAGTCAAATATATCGTCCATATTAGTCCTCTCTTTGACCGTTGCCCCAATCTACTACGACAGGGAAACGGGGTATGCCGTCTGGCGTTGGGGTGAAATACCTCAACGTAGCCCAGTCGGGTGTGTTGTTACTTTCATATAATATTTTCATTGTTTCTTGGTTGCCACGTACACCAGCACCAAATTGAGTTCCGTCACGCAGTTCTAATATAAATCTCTTGACATATCCTGCCCAGTTGCCTTGACCTTGCTCAGTACGAATGACTTTAAACTCATCAGATAGGAACTCTTTTCGCTTCATCAGATACTTAGAACGTTTGTTCTGGTATTTACTATTTAGTCTAATCATTTGCCCTTCATAGCCTTCTGCAAGATATTCTCCGTTGAGAAAGTCTAACTTCTGCATAGATGATACACGATCAGTCTTAACAGTAATCACTGGGTCTTCTAACTTAAGCTTCGCCAGTGCGTCATATCGTTCATTAAAGTTACTGTCTACAAAGTAATCATACACATGATACTGAACAAGCCTACGACTTTCTTCATAGTCTTCGTCTTTCAACTTAGTCTTGCGTACCATAGATACGATCTTATTGAAGTCATCTTTGTACACGTGATTATATAGTTCGCCATCAAGAATAGCATTCGGATAGATATCAAACACAGGCTTAAGTGTTTCAATGATATGTGGGCATGATGTAATAGGTTTGCCTGCCCTAGTGTACAACCCATCTCTACGGGCTATACAGCGAATCCCATCTAGCTTTGGTTGACTATAGTAGTCGCTTTCTTCAAAGTCAATCTTATCTTCTTTGTATTCTACTGCAAGCATAGGCTTGAACTTATCAAATGTATCGATATCACTCTCGCTTGCAAAGTATCCAGTATCAAGCTTCTGAGTGTATAGACTACAAATCTCACTTCGACCTTGTGCAACACTGGTCGTTTCGTTTGCCTTACCTACGTTTTTTGGTAAGCACGATTTCCATTCTGAGACTACAAATCTACCATCTTTTATGCCAGTGTGACTACGATGACCAGCTCTACCTTCATCGTTCCAACCTAGCTCCATCTGCCAAACTCTGATCTTACCTTTAGTATCTCTCTTGTATAAAGGATTGTGTAGCTTTGTATGTATCATGCGAAAAACCCCTCTAGTGTACTTATTTGGTCAACATTCCAGTTGATAGCATCAGTGACCAACTTCAGTGGGTCTTTGAATGTCTTATCAAACTGCATCTCATAATCAATGTACTCATCTAGCCCGAACTCTTTAGGAAGAAACGTAGAGAACGATATCACATTCTCCATCGATGGGTTAGGTGTCTTCAGATAGCAGAACTTCACTTTCGAGCCATCTTTAACTTCTTCGACAACTAGCTTGTTCTCTTTCAACATCTTATTGAACATGATAGCGCCACGCACATGAATAGGTGTACCTTTCTTGTACGTTGTATTTCGATCAACCCACTTGCGTAAATCAGATACGCCACGTGGAAACGAAACTTTCTCTGCTGGTAGACTGTTAAACTCTTCATAGAAGTTTGCTACGAACTCTTGTAGTTCTTTCTCACTACCCTCAAGAATGATCTTGTACGCTTGCTTGAACTTGTCACGTACAACTTGTGGTGTTGAAGACTTCACTGCTTCAATGCCCATGACCTTTAGTTTAGGTTCTGCGTACTGTACGCCTTCGTTGTTGTGAACGTTTAGAATGTAACGCTTCTTCGCTGTCCATACACCACGATCAGCAATAGCTTCACGTGCCATCTCCATACGGTTCTCGTATGCATTCATGTTATCGAACAACGTAGCATACGCTTGCTCAAGCATTGGTTCGAACTTCTTCTGACATGCATTGTCAATGAACTTAACTGGATCTTCGGGATTGACCTTCTTGACTAGTGGGTTCATATCAACATACAAGGAGTCAGTGTCAATTGCAATAACGAAGTCTTCATTCTCAGTCTTGAGAATTTTGTTCATGTATTCGTTCATTGCTTTCTCAGCCCATCGAACTGATAGCTGACCAGACAGTGTGATACCTTCTGCAATCTTTTGATCAAAGTATCTGAAGTACTGATTACCTAGCGCACCATAGAGTGAGTTAAGTAAAATCTTTACTGCTTGCTGAGTGTTATTCAGTCTGTTGATCTCACGTTTCAAGTCTGAACTAGAAGCGTTCTCGTTCTGTTGTTGTATCTCAAGCATCTGGTTCTTAGTTGCTCTACGCTCATCGTACAAACCAATAATGATCTCAGGCATGAAACCACGCTTGTCTTTACGATACTTAGAACCATTTGCCGCAACAGCAACATTACCAAAGTCTTCAGCATCAGCGTCTAGAAAATGATCTACACCAGATGGGTAAACCATATCATCACGTATCAGTGTCTCGGGTGACATGTTGTATTGTACAATCAGATTTGGATACAGACTGTTCAAGTCAAACGATGTAATCCACTCACTCATACCAACACGTGGATCTTTCACATAACCACCTGGGTAAGGACTCTTGTTCTTACGCTTGTTAGGTGGGATTGCAATGTTGCGTTCTCTCAGATATCGATAGATGATACTGTCCCATATAGCAGTTGTACCAAATACGTCTGGGAAGTTTACACCACCCTTGTATGCAATAACAAGTGCCAGATCCATGAGACCAGTCTCTTTGTCGATACGATCAACTAGGTCAACGTCTTTGATGTTGTAGTCAATGAACTTCTGATGATCTGCTTTGTACAACCCATGAAGCGACCCATGCTCTTCATACGATAGCTTCTTCTCACCGAGAACTGTGTGGGCAATATGATTGAGTGCGTAACTCTCTTGTGTACCATATGTGTAGCCGAACTTCTGAAATAGATCATAGTAGTCAACTTGCGACACACCATAAATTTCATACGCATCCATCGACTTACCCTTGATACCAATCTGTCGATACTTGTATATTTTCCAAGGCGAGTATAGTTTAGTAGTCTCTTCACCGCAGACCTTGAGTGTACGATTGATCATGTACGGTATATCGAACAAGCGAATGTTCCAACCAGTAATGATGTCAGGCGTGTTACTCTGCCAGAAGATAAGAAACTTCTCAATGAGGTCTTTCTCATTGTCACAGTGACGATACTGTATCAACTCAATATTATCTAGTTCGCTCTTGGTAGAATCATAATGACCTAGACCCCATACATGATAGACTTTGCTCTTGCTGTCTTTGTATGCGATAGAGATGATAGGATGATCAGCTTGCTCTGGGTGAGGAAAGCCATCATCTGATGCGACTTCGATATCGATGTTACCGACACAGATGTCACGTAGCTTGTACTTGATATTACCAGGATATGCTTCTGCTAGAAACTGTGCAACAAAGTTATTGTTGCCATGAACTTTGAAGTTGTCTACATCTTCGTAACGCTTAACAAAGTCTTGCGCTTCGCTCATGCTTTCGATCTTCATCGGTTCAACAGAAGCGCCGTCGAGTGATTTCCACTCAGACGGCTTCTTAGTAGGTAGATAGAATGTAGGCTTGAACGGCACTTTCTTGTGAATTCGGTTGCCATTTGAATCGTAACCTCGAAACAGCATCTTGTTGCCATAACGATGTACTGATGTGTAAAAACTCATGTGTACCTCATAATGTATCGTATAATGGTCATTGTATCAGATATGAAACGGTTTGTCAACCACTAACGCACTGTTTCTTTGGTCTATATCATATTTTTTGGTGATAGCACTACCCTTCTAGTATATCTACGATCCTGTGTGCTAGTTTACGAAACCACATTTCATCATGACCACGAGTAGTCTCTGCGGCTGTGCCGATACGTATACCACTTGTCTCTACAAAGCTACGTGGATCATTTGGTACACCGTTCTTGTTTACTGTGATACCATTCTCTTCTAGCAAGTCAGCGGCTTCACGACCACTATGCTTACTATCACTTAGATCCATTAAGATAATGTGACTATCTGTGCCACTTGTCTGTACTGGCATATCACGCTGTCTAAACACATCACACATTGCTTTAGCGTTATTCACAACATCTTTAGAGTATTGCTTGTACTCAGTAGTATCTGCTTCAATAAAGCATTGTGCCTTTGCGGCGATGATATGCATCAATGGACCGCCTTGTGTACCAGGAAAGATAGCACTATTAATCTTACGAGTAAGTTCTTTGTTGTTCCAAAGAATAATACCACCACGAGGTCCACGCAAAGTCTTGTGAGTAGTTGATGTCACTACGTCAGCATATTGTACAGGATTAGGATATACGCCACCTGCAATGAGACCTGAATAATGTGCCATGTCAACTACAAGATATGCGCCTACTTCATCGGCAATCTTTCTAAACTCAGCCCAATTGATCTCACGTGGATAAGCACTTGCACCAGCAACAATAACATGGGGTTTTACTTTTACTGCAATTTCCATAATGTCGGTGTAGTTTAAAAATCCGTCATTATCAACACCATACGAATGAGCTTCGTAAACTTTACCTGAGATGTTAGGTGGACTACCATGTGACAAGTGACCACCACTTGCTAAATCCATACCTAGCAATCTATCGCCTGGCTTCATTAAAGCTTGATAGACCGCAGTATTACAGTTAGCGCCAGAATGAGGTTGTACGTTAGCAAAGTTTGCTCCATACAATTTACACAAACTATCGATGGCAAGTTGCTCGATATCGTCCATGTTGTCACAACCGTTATAGTAACGCTTGCCTGGGTAACCTTCAGCATATTTGTTTGTAAATACTGAACCCGCTAAATCCATTACAGCTTGACTAGCAAAGTTTTCACTAGCAATAAGTTCAATGGTGTTTTCTTGTCTTACTGTTTCTTTTTTAAGAATCTTGGTAATACGTTGGTCTATCATGCTATAGTTCCTCTTTGGGGTAGCTCAATCTTTCTTAGATACAAAAGCGTATAGTTCTTTTGCTTTCTCCATCAACTCTTCTGTTGAATACATTTTGTATGCTTCTGTTAGGCTTTCTTCAACATCTTTACGTTGCTTATCGCCTTCTGCAATCATGTTCTCAAAGAACTGAATATTCATGTGATACTGTTGATCCATGTACTCTTTAGCTAATTGTAGCATTTCTGCACGGATCTCGAAAGGATTTTTATTGGACATCGTGTGTCTCCTGTGTGTTTGTGTGTAAGATAGAGGGAGAGTTTCCCCTCCCTCAGTAGTTTAGTCTTCTTGTAAGAATACTGACTCACCAGAACCAATTTCGATTCTACGAGGCTTCTTCTCATCAGGAATTACGTTCTCTAGTGAAATAGAGAGGATACCATTGCTCAAGTCAGCGCCTTGTACTACGATAGTATCAGACAAAGTAAATGAACGTTGGAAGTCACGTGCGCCGATACCCTTGTGAATGAACACAGTGCTATCTTCACCTTCAGACTTTTTCTCACCAGTTACCTTTAGTACACCATCTTCTAAAGTAATATCGATTTCGTCTTGTAAGAAACCAGCGACAGCGATTTCTACAACGTAGAAGTCATCGTCTTTCTTTACGATATTGTATGGTGGGTAATTGGATTGTTTTGTTTGCAATGTGTTAATAGTGTGCATTCGATCAAAAATTCTATCGAATCCAACCAGAAACGGATCACTGCGTAGTTCTTGTGCTAATGTCATAGCTTATCTCCTTTTATTTAAGCAAGAATTAATATACGTAAGCCCTAACGGCACTTACAGTTCTATTTATACACCCGTTGAACCGAAGCCGCCACTACGTGACGTTTTATTACCTGGTTCTCTATCAGCCAAGACGATGGGTGTTTGGTTCAAAGGAACCACTTCGCCTTGTGCTATCCTGTCACCATCTGTAACTATAAATGGCGCACCTGATATGTTATACAGCATCACATAAGTTTGCTGTACGTAATCTGCATCAACAACACCTTCGCAGTTAGCGACTATGATGCCGTTCTTTAATGCTAGACCTGATCTGGGATGAATGCGTAAACTTGTGTCTGGGTCGAGATCGAATACTAGCCCTGTCGGCACTAGAACACGTTCACCACCATAAATAACTAAGCCTTCTT